TAGCTGGTGATCGCCTATCCATGTCGTTCTATCCTTCCCTAGCTATCCTTAACAATAGCTACAGCTTTAGTAAAGTGCTCACGTAGCATAACACAAGACATAATGTAGTTCAACATCTCTACAGCTTTCCAATCCTGTTTCTCTGTCATATCCTCTAACACCATTTGTAGTAAGATGATGGAATTATTGTGTGTTGTGTTCATTCTCTGCTCCTAATTGGTGGGTATCCAGTAATCTTAATCATTTCATCAAGCCCTTGTTGATTATGAATAGGAAATAACCATTCTTCAGGAATCACCTTGCTCTTGCAATACTGATGTGTATTGCTGTCAAATGTGAGAATTTCTTTTGTCAATTCCATACAGTTAGTGTGTGGAAACAGGGCATGTACACCAATACGACGCTTACATTGCACAATTGTACCAAGATTAGATTGTACATTACCTTTTAATATCATTGCAACATCATTGTCTTTGCAATTCATTACTCTTCCAATTCAATCTTGATTGTTGCAATGTATACCTCTTTCTTAGAGGGAGCCATGAATAAATCAAGACTGCTATCTCGCATTGAATAATATCTCCCACCTTCGTTAAAAGTTGCAGTCTCACCATCTTCAAGTACAGCAACCAGTCTAGATTGTGGTTTTGCTTCTGGTAATTCAATTAAACGGATTACCTTCGTACCGTCACGAGTGATGACAGGTGCTCCAGCCAGAGCTTGTTCTAGATTGAATGGTTTCATTTCAATTCCTCCTTGCGTTGAACATGAACTGCATCTTATAGCATGTTTATTGTGTTGTCAACCGTTGTTTAGTAAGTTGAACATTCTTTGAGCGATAGTAGTTTCATCATCTGTTACACGCTTATTACATTTACCGTAATGCTGGTGAATTATCCACATATCATTTTGTAATGTATATCCAACAGTACTTGTATGAACACCATCTTTTTGCACACTAAACACAAGATACCTCCCTTCTGCCACTGCACTTGTGTAAGATGCAACACAGTGTTTCATGATGTCACCCTCTTCACGAATTGCTCTTGGATTATCAAGCAACACAATCTTGTACCCTTTGTATTCAAATTCCATACAAATACCTTTTTCGTGTATCCAACTGAAGGGTTTGTCACTGTACTGCATGTCCCTGATGGCCTTGGTGTATTCACTGTGTAGTTTCTTGATATCATCGTAGCACTGGTTCCATTTGAACTTGTAACCAAGTTGGGTTGCCATCCTGTTTGTATCGTACAAAGTGTTCCACATATCCCATAGTTCATTCTTTGTTATATTAGTCCACTTTCCTTTGAACTGTGTTGCATAAAACTCTGCAAACTTGCACCGATCTTCAAGAACACCACACCTGTTAATCACTTTCATTTTTTCTAAGACTGAAGTAGGGAAGTTGGACATTTGTTTTATTGCATAAGTATCAAATATGACTCTGTTTCTGTATTCTGAATTTTTACATAAGCGTTTCCATAAACCCTTACCAAATTCTTGTTTCAACTCCTTTGGAGTTTTACCAGAGAAAACAACAAATGGTAGAATGTTTGAATTACCATCTACAATGGTCTGGTTAATAATATCAATTCTTTTGTTGACCATATTAAGTATTGTTGTGTTGATACTTTTATCTTTATACCATCTACGGCAATAATTATTAACTACTTTTGATGGCATACTCGCAACAAAAACTTTATATTGCAGTTTCATAAAGTGTTTGTATGTTGCAATAAAGGATGTATCAAATTCATCACACCTTGCCTTATTCAAGGATTGAACATAGTGTTCACCCGATTTCACCACAAGGCGTTTACCATCAGTTACTTTACTGAAGAAGTTGTCAGGAGTCATTTCTGTATATCTTTGCAAAGATAGGGCACCACAAGACACTGTATTTGTTTCCTTGTCCCACTTGACTTCGTATTTGTACATGATGTCTCCATTTCGAGTATGATGAAATTGATTGTAAACACGTAACAACAACATGTCAACAAGAATTTTAGACAAAATAAAAGCCTGTCTTTCTTAGTGAGAGAAAGAGACAGGCTAGATTGTTATTCGTTCCAGTTTGTTGTATCCCAACTTCCCTTACCCATGTTGCAATCGTTGCACAATACTTGTAGATTAGTCTTATCTAAAGCAAGTTGAGGGTGTGTACGTCTAGGCTTGATATGATCTACACAAAGTGTTACACCATCTGAAGGTTTTGCACCACAACACTTACAAACGGCACCTTGTTCAAGTAATACTTCATAACGTAAAGTTTTCCATTCCCATGTATTCAAGAATTCTTTTGATGTTACGTCAACATTTAATTTAGCTAATTTGTTTGGTTTTATAACAAATTTAGGCTTAATCATCCCTGATTCATTTTGTTTGAAATCTTCTAGAACTTGACCAAGATTGCTCAGGTCTATTTCGTATCCATTTTTGGCTAACTCAGGAAATGAGAAAGTAAGAACATTTGACAACATTGCTTCAGAAATTGATGTGTGTTTTGTTTTAATTAACCCATTCTGGAATAACCATTTTCTTAATGGCTTAATTCCTTTTTGCTTTATTGCGTGTTCTTCTACAACCTTAACTTTAGTCTTTGTCTTGTTAGTTCTAACGGGCAGGTTTAAATCATGCATTATAGATTGCAATACGTAGTATTCAATTTTGTTATATTTACTACGAACTTCAGGATAATATTCACAAAGAATGTTATCAATTTCTTTTAAAGATAAGATTGACTTCTTCGCCTTTACATAACCAAGTCTTTTAAACTCCTTGCTCAGATCAGACTGAGCTAAATGTTCTACTCCCATGATTTCTCCTTGTTAATTATTTTGTTTAAGACTGTACCTACTAAGTAGTATAACTAAGTTATATAACTAAGAATATAATACAGATCAACTAAGCAACAAAAGACTACACAGCCCCCTCTGATTATATAGTATATTTATCAAGCAACTCACTTGACAAAGCAATACACTAAGAATCAGAAGAACTGTTCGCATTGTCGCTTAAGATCAACTTAAGTTTCCGACCACACGGACTAGCCGCTCTCGCGCCCCTCATGCTAGTCTCAGCCACACGGCTGCGTTACTACAATTCCCACTATACGCCCATCATTTATTTTTGTCAATACCCCTTGTTACAAACCATCGTCAACTGCTCACAATCAACGACAAAACGTAACATTCTATGTTTTACAACTTAATTACTGTCTCAGCACCCTTCTTTCGATTTGTTGTGTTGTCTGAGGGGTATGTAGCCACTACACTCTACGAAGCGATTTTACCCCTATAATCCTTGCATTAACTAGGGTAAAATGGGTATGTTTAAGGGACGTTCCAGTGTTGATGTTACAGAAGCCTTAAAACTGGAGAAATTTTGTTGTAAAATGTGTTGACACCCTTCAACATCTTGTATATGATTCACTACATCAACAGTAAACAAGGAGTAACAAAATGACTGCAACCCAAACAAACGGTAAAGTTGTAAACATGTGGAAAGGCAAAAACAACACATACTGGGCACTGGTACAATACTGGATTGGTACTGGTTATCAATATGTTGAACGTGAAGCTAGTAAGGAGGTATATGAAGTATGGAATCTATAATTAAACAAATTGAACAAGAAATAGCTGCTGATTATAAAATGTTTAAGAATAACCCCGAAGTGTGGGGTTATTCTTATGCTACCAAAGTACCTCCGGATAGGAATCACCCGGATTTTGTAGACATGGTTCTTACCAGATGTACGCTTAAACACGGTTTTGCAAATGGAAGCAAAATTGCATTTGAAGTTTCAAATTATTTGAAGGAACAACATGGCTAAATTCAGGAAGTGGAATTCTCCTGCTTTCAATGAGGGTGAAGTGTGGGTATCATCAAACGGTATTAAAGTCAGGATTATAAGCGTAAGTAAATATCCTGCTGCAAAAGGTAATCATTCGAGCGACTATGAAGTTACATACTATGTTGACGCAGAGAAATGTGATAAAATCAATTCAAAAGATTGTTGGAATTTCCAAGTAAGATATGAACATGTTTCGGAGGCTAAAACAAAATGAATGTATATCAAGAACATGGATATGACTCTCGTAAACATTATTTGCAATGTCTGGCTGAGGATTATGAGATTGATTACAAAGATGTTGTAACACTTGCAACTACACTTGGAGAGGAAGAAGATTTTGATGGACTGGTTACATCCTTGGAAGACTATTGTGAAGGATGGTATTAATCTATACGACAGGTTTGTGAAGTTATAGCAGTAAAAACGCTCTACAATCGCTTACTGAGGATGCGTAGCATCATTCTACCAACTAAGCCTTGTAAATTGATTGTATGGCCCTTTATGTTCAAATAAACGCTATCCACGGAGGAATCTCTATGAGCAAACTTGTTGTACACTATAAATACCATGAAGAAAGCTTCATTGAAGTGGGTCATGCAGCTTTCGTTTTCCCTGTAGATCATCCAAATTGTAGCAATACAACTCTAGCTAAGACTTCGATGGTGCTACGTTATGACAAAGCTACAGGAGAGTTTGAGACTACTAATACAATTTATAAATTGGAGAAATAATTGAGTAAGCTCAAGTTACTGAGAATGGCTGTACGCACTGTTGAGCTTATCACTTGTGGGTTTATTATAGCTGGCGTTATACGTCATTGGAGTTAGGAGATACAAACGGTTAATGATTGTCTAGGAACATTAGTTGAGCTGATGCTTGAGCGTATTGAGAAGCTTGAGTATAAAGTAGAGGAACTAGAGAAAGAGCGAAGTGATTGGATGGCTGAAGGCATACCAACTTCAATCTTTTTCAAACAAGGAGATACACATGACACAACTAAAACTGATGCTGATTAACTTCTTGACAGAAGAAGATAAATTCACTAGCATACATAACAAAGAGAGATTTCACGGTCTTTATTGATGAAACAATCTGACAACAAATTGATGGATATGGTGTTAGAGAAAGCACGTCAGCAAGGACGCGATGAAGCTGTAACATTCTATGCTAAATTCAGTCAAGCACCAGATTTTAGTTACCAAAGGGTGAGAAAACGTTGACAACAATTGATAAACTGATTAGACTAATCGAAATCATCACCTGCTTTTTCATTATTGCTGGTGTGATTAGGCATTGGAATTAATTAAAGGAGAATAAATAATGGATATTCAAGCAGCAATTAGTAAACTACAGAGTGATATTAAGCGTAATGTTTCCAATATTTACAATGCAGAACTTAGTGTAAAATATTGGTTGATTGAGGCTAAAGAGTCTAATCTCACATATTATTGGCGGAAATATCATCAGTCAAAAGATGAGCTTGCTTATTTTGTAAAACAACAAAAGATTAATAAATCATTGTATAAGCTAATGTGTAAGATTCAAAAGCAAATGCCTAGTGGTAATATTTCTATGGCTCAGATTCGGGAGATTTGATAAATTGGCCTACGATTGTTGGGAACTATCTACTGATGAATTTAGGGATGTAATTGAAGGTAGAGTACACTTTAGGAAATGTCCAAGTTGTGCCGGGCACGGATATGAATACTATAACAGTTCAACAGGAGAGCTTGTTGACCGATTAGACGACTCTCTTTTACAAAAACTACAAGCAGAGTTTGAATTATCTACAGATTGTTGTGATATTTGTAGAGGGTTAGGGTACATACAATCTTACTCAGATTAGGAGATACAATGAGCATTTGGTCAGAATTGAATGGTTGTGTTACTTTCCGTAATGAAAGTCACATCTCCATTGAAGAAGTATTCAACGAGGTTGTGCAGGATCGTAGCGGTTACGAATATTTATTCTCGTTTACAGAACCAAATAGGAAATGGAATGATCTGGTTACAACATATTTCCGTGTAGCAATTGATTGTGACATATGTGAATTGAATGATATTTACGTGAGGTTGACATGACAATTAGACAGAAATACCCAACGTATTACATGATGGATACTTATATTCGAACAAGGTTTATTGTATGATAGAGGCTTATGTTATTGTAAGTCATCATGGGTTGGAGTATGTAGGAGTACACGAATCATCTGACGATGCTTGGAGAATCTTTTTGAGGTGGTCCACTAAAGGAGAAGTGAGAGAAAAGTTAAGCCAAGGTTGGTATTGCACAAAAGCAACTTTGATGTGGAGGGAACCAGAATGACCCCACCTGTACATCTTGTAGCAGAACTAAAGAAATATGTTGACAAGCCTGTAAAACATTGGCATTATACGTCTGATGAGTTACCACAAGAGGGTAAATTATTGTTAGTTGAAACTATTGATGATAATTTATCAGTAGCAGAGTACAAGTTAAAAGAATATGGGTACTGGAAAGCCTGTGTGTTTGAAGATAAGTGTGGTCTTGACTGGGAAATCTGTGAAGTTGAAAAATGGATGTATATCCCCGACGAATAATGGAGAATGAATGAGCATTGAATCAATGTTGCAATATTGTGTTAAAAAAGCACGAGAGGGGGACAGTGGAGGTCGTTGTCGTGTTTATTCTGTAGCTACAGATAAGCGGGGGAATTATCTTGGAGAGGCAATGAATGATTATCTAAAGACAAACACCTCACAAAAGAAATGGTCACTACGTTGTGGGCAACGTGGAAAAGAATATCTTCACAGTGAGGTCTTAACCATGCTCCGGGCTGCTAAATCTGGCCGTAAAGTAACAGATTTGTATATTGCTCGGGTAGATAAACAAGGGAAAATCAAGAATGCAAAACCTTGTGTTATTTGTCAAGCTATGATAACATCTGAATTTCCAACATTGAATGTACATTATACGGAGGAAACATGATTAATTTGGCACTGGCACGAAAACAAAACTTGGATGATATTACTATCTACAAGATTAATGAATTGCAAATGGCGCGTGATGATATCCATTCTGCTATGCAGAAGTTTGGTAATAGCGCAAATAAACATCTCTTGCGAGAGATTGGTAAATTCTTACCAGAGATTGAATTAGAGTTGCAAAAGTTATGGGGTTTCGAGGAAAACCTTAATTACTATAAATTTTGGAATGTACCGTTCTGTTCTTGTAGCAAGATGGACTCTGAAGATGCCTACCCTAGTGGTCGATACTACATCAACCTAGAATGCCCTGTTCATGGAGATAAATAATGCTTGAATTTACAAAACGAGAATATGCGAATGAGTATTCTGTGTGGTGTACAGAAGAAGATGACCTTGTAGGTGAATTGTGGTATGATGAGGAAAAGGGTTGGCATTTATCATCTTTTGAATATGGTATAGGTTATCACATTAACGATCTGCAGGATGTCATCAACAAGGTGAATGAACTGAATGACCTTGTCAAAGATAGTGAATACTTCAAACATCAGAAGGAATTGCTAGATGGAAACAATTAGCAGAACATTGGAAATTGATGGTAAAATCGAGGATGTTGAAATTGATGTGAATGTGACACACTACGTTCACGTCCCTCCTTGGAGTGGAAACATACATGACTGTCCTAGTGATATAGATGCCACAGGATTTACAAACTTGGATTACGAGATTGTTGAAACATATAAGTTGACAGACCTTGGTGAACGTGAGAATATCACTCTCAATATCACTCCAGAGATTGAAGGGTCTATCTACGATGAATTGATTGTAAGAGCAGCAAATTATCGTGAACAAGACCTTTACGATGAGCCATTGTTGTATGTGAAATACTAAGGAGATTTTATGTGGCAATTTGAAATTGGGACAAGAGTACAACACATTAACCCTGCTTGTATTAAAGAATATGGGGTAATTGTTGACAGAAAATATGACCATAAAGGGCAACCATACTGCCGTGTAAAATGTGATGATGGGTTATATTTCAATGAACACAATCCCTCTTATTTACTACCATGTACCAATGAACGTGTGAAAACCCCTAATTCAAGGCTGGAAGCTCCAACCAATGCTGCAAGTATTCTACAGCAAGCAAAAGATTGTCTTGTAAATCGTGCATCAGAACGCGATAAAGAACAAGAACGCTCCATGAAATCTTGTGTAGAGGCGTTTAATGCTTTGACAGGGAAATCTCTCACAGAGACAGAGGGATGGGTATTCATGACAGTATTGAAACTTGCTCGTAGTCAAGGTGGTAGTTTTAAACTTGATGATTATGTTGACATGGCAGCATACGCAGCGTTGGCGGGAGAGGCTGGAGCTAAGAATGACTAAAATTGAATATTACCAAAGCAATCTAGGAGTTTTTATTAAAGCTGATTGGGCCATGAATAGCTTATATATTAACGATATCCCATTTACAGATGGGATCACACGTAAAGGTTTCCGTCAATTCAATATCCAAAGTATTGATAAAGTGGAACGTAAATCCCTTCCAGCGTATGTTACGCTAGGTTATAAGTTAAAAGTGGAAGAACTAGCTAGTGATAAGATTCCAGCCTATCTTACGACAGAGGAAGTAAAACCCTTCTTAGATGAGGATGATCGTACACGTTGGACAAACCATGAAGAGATTCGTGGGCTATACGTAGATGACACTGTACACAAAGAAGGTACATTAGAGCCTGTAGACTACGAGCTTGTATACCTAGGTAATCTACAGATTGATAACATTGATAGCCCAGCTACTATGGTTATTAATGTAGCCAATGGTAAGCAACCAGAGCCTAAAGGGTATGACCTCTCGTCGTTAGTTACCTACTCTGACTTGGAACAGATGCTTACTCCAGAATTCTTGCTATATGAACGTCCATGTAAGTTGACAAGCAAGCAGATGTATAGTATTGTTCGTAGCTGGGTTAAGGCTAACATAAACCCTAAGTGTGCTGAGATTACAAGTGACTATGATTTCTGCTTCACTGTGAAGCGTAAGCTATACCATCCAACAGTTACAATTCGTACTGAGATTAAGAAGCAAAATGGCCGTAGCTATGCTACTCCTAAGTTCACTTCTCGCACCAAGATGTACGAAAGTGTAGAAATCTTTGCAATGACTTGGGCAGGTTGTAGAGGTGCTGGAGGATATGAAGGATACTCTTGCATTCCACCTCTTGAGGGAAGTAGCCTTAGAGACATCTCAGAGCGGTTAAAGTATTATCTTGAGACATTGATGGAAGAGATTAACAAAGAAGTAGATCAATGTCAGTGTTGCAAAGGGTATGGATATACTGTAAAATCCATCTCATCAAATTTTGAAAAGGAGTGGGGAAATGGCTAAGATTGCACACAAAATTATAGTAAATACCAATGTTAAGATTGAACGGGGAACACTTATCAAGGATACAGCCACACATTTTATCTATATTGTAGCGGATTTTGGTCTTGGATATGACCTGATTAATGTTGAAACTGGAGTATCATATTGGGGTCAAGAATATTCGTTTCAAAACTTACAAGATCAAATTGAAGATGATGATGGTTTGGTTATTCTTCCAAAAGGCAGTAAAATCACATTGGAGCAAGTAGAATGTCAATGAGCGAAAAGATTGAGAAAGCTAAAGAGTATCTTGGTAATAAGCTTGTAACAGCTAAAGATAGTACATTTGTTTACAAACGTGGGCCTGTTGTGTTGAAGGGAAAATGATGGCTATTCAGTTTACTTTTTATAGAATTAGCGAAAAGAAGCCGAAACACAATGAAGATGTTATATGGTTGAAGTCAGTTTCGAGTTTTGGGTATTACGGTTTTGAACCAAAAGAATTTACAGCAACATATTGCTGGTTTGAAGTGGACGCAAATGGAGAGTTTACAGGTAATCAATGTTGTTACTCCGAAGGTGATGGAGAAAGTTTAGAAGGGCACTCTCTTGTTATTTTGTTTGGAGGGTACACAGTAGAACCAGATTGGTTATGGTGTAGTGTTGATGAGTATTGGGATGCCTTCGATAATGAAATTACATTAAAGGAAACAAATGAAAACAGTAATTAAGATGTCCGCCCTATGGTGCATCCCTTGCCAGCAATTGAAACCAATTTTTGATGAGGTTATTCAAGATATTCCTGATATTAAAGTTGTAGAGATTGATGTAGAAGAACATCCAGACATTGCAAGTAATTATAGAGTGAGGGGTGTTCCAACTGTCATTGTTACTGATGAGAATGACAATGTACTTGCAATGAAAACAGGGATGATGACAAAAGAACAGCTAAAGGACTTGATCTTACGATGTTGAATATTGTTAAATTCATCCTGTTTATTTGCTTGTTATGGCCTCTACAAGCTGTTTCTAACGATGCTGCTTGTATTGCTGTTACACTTACAAAAGAAGCTGCTACAGAGGGTTTATTGGGCAAAAGGGCCGTATTGGATGTGTTACATACAAGAATGAAAGAATCTGGTAAAACAGCCTGTCAAGTAATAATGCAACCTAATCAGTTTTCATGGACAAAGGGTATTAATAAACTTCCCTCCCCATCTAAAAAAGAGTTGACAACCTATCAGTTTGTGTCTAAGATGAAGCCAGTTGTTGAGGGAGCTACACACTTCCATAATCTAAATGTGAAACCCTCTTGGTCTAAGAAAATGAAACCTAAGTTGAAGATTAGACGGCATGTTTTTTATTGAAAAGGAGAATAAATGAACATCCAACAAGAGATTATCGATGCGCCAGAGCCGAAGCCGAAGCCGGTTGCGTGGAGGTATGAAGATGCTTTTGGAACGCACTTCACTGAAGATTATTCGGAAATTTCGAATATTCCGGGTGTTTTATCTTTTACAGCGCTCTACACCATCCAGCCAGCGCCGCCCGCCGATGTGGCGCGGGATGCTGAGCCGGTGGCGAAAGTTCTGCATGTTGATGGGTTGCTGTCAAATAACCTACTCGACTGCGATTTGCCAGTCGGGACATTGCTCTACGCCGCCCCGCCAGCGCCGAGCGTGCCGGATGGGATGAAGTTGATTCCAAAGGTTGCGACGCCTGAAATGCTAGTCGGGCTGATTGGGGCTGGCTGCTGTAAAAGTCTAGAAAAAGCATATGCCGCACTGTACGCCGCCGCACAACAGCCAGAACCGCCGGCAGATGTGGCGCGGGATGCTGCGCGTTATCGGTGGCTAAGGACTCATGGCCTGCAACGCGCATGGGTGTCGCTTGGAACCGATTTTGAGGGTGACAACTTTGCCAGTTTTCGTTGTGAGTTCAATTTACCGGAACCGCCGAACCTTCCATACGAAGATGACGAAGGGTTGCAGTGGGCTGACAAGGACTTTGACGCAGCAATCGACGCCGCCATCGAGCGCGAATTACTTGGAGAATAATTATGAAATTAAGTAAACAAGGATGGGCTGTAGCCCTATTAGGTATGGGAGCTGTAGAAACCCTAGCAGAGATGCAAGATCAAGTAGCTCCAATTGTAGGCGCGTATACAGTGGCTACTACAGAAGAGCAAAAAGAATTACTAGCTGAGATGGGAATGGGACTCAGTTGGCTAGATACTCTTATTGAAGATGTTCATTCAAAAATTGAAAATGAATTGGAGAGTTTGGAATGACAGCAACTAAACCACAATTGGCTGTGGATATTGATTTTGAGAAAGCCAGATATCCGCTTATCGCGCAATTTAAGGCGGATGGCGTAAGAGCTATTAATCTTGACGGAACACTTAAAGCGCGTTCGTTGAAACCGCATGAAAACCTGTTTACAACAGAGAAATACTCTAAAGACATTTATCTAGGGTTTGATGGAGAATTGATTGTTGGAGCACCAAATGAAGAAGCCACGTTAAATCGTACATCTTCAGCAACCCGTACAGTTAATTGGAAAGGTGATATCAGTTGGTATGTGTTCGATTGGCTACATCCAGAGGTTGTTCATCTCCCTTATATTGACCGCCTTCACAAGTTGAAAGATTATGTGCGTAATCAAGGGTGGGCATTAGATGGAATTCATGTTGTTAAATATGAAATTGTAAATAATGCAAAAGAAGCTGAAGCTTTCTATCAGAAGTGTCTTGACGAAGGGTATGAAGGGGCGGTATTCCGCAATCCTAATGGTAAACATAAATCAGGACGTTCTACTCTGAAAGAGAATGATTTCCTACGAGCTAAACCTCAATCAACAAAAGAAGCTGTTGTTCTTTCTGTGTATGAAGCTATGGAAAATCAGAATGAAGCTAAAGTAAATGAACTTGGGCGAACAGAACGCAGTAGTCACAAGGAAAATCTAGTACCAAAAGGAATGCTTGGTGGGATGATTGGTAAATGCCTTGTAACAGGATTGGAAATCAATGTTGGTCCCGGTAAGATGACACATGGGCAACGTAAACATTATTGGTTGCATCAAGACGAAATTGTTGGTAAGATTATCACATACAAAAGTATGGATAAGGGAGTGAAAGACCTTCCTCGTTTTCCTAGATTTATTGATATTAGATCAGAAAGGGATATGTGATGGAACGTAAACTTGCAACAATTCGACGTATTGCTGAAGTAAAGCCAATCGAAGGTGCTGATGCTATCGAAGCTGTCCGTGTAGATGGTTGGTGGGTGGTAGCCAAGAAAGGTGGGTATCAAGTAGATTCTTTAGCTGTATATATGGAAGCTGATAGTTTCGTACCAACAGAAATCGCTCCTTTCCTTACTAAAGTGGGACACGAGCCTAAAGAATTTGAAGGTATCAAAGGTGAACGTTTACGGACGATTAAATTACGTGGGCAAATTAGTCAAGGCTTATTGTTACCAATCAGCTCTCTTCCTACTGTATTACAAATGGAACCTGTTGAAGGTAACGACGTAACAGAAGCTCTTGGAATTCTTAAGTGGGAACGTCCTATTTCTCCACAACTTTATGGACAAGCAAAAGGAAGTTTCCCAAGCTTCCTACGCAAGACAGATCAAGAGCGTGTACAAAACATTGGACGTACGCTAGATAGTTATGTCAACGAAGCTTTTGAAGTAACAATTAAGATTGATGGAAGCTCATGTACAATCTTTGTTAAAGATGAAGACGATGGTGTATGCTCTCGTAATTTAGAGCTAAAACAAAATGAAGATAATGCTTTCTGGCGTATTGCTTTGGACTACGATATTCATAAGAAAATTCGAGCTTATGGAAAGAATATTGCTGTACAGGGAGAACTGATTGCCCCAAATATTCAAGGTAATTACGAGAAAGTAACTAAGCCAGAATTCTACGTGTTTGATGTATTTGATATTGATAAGCAAGAATATATGTTACCTAAAGAACGACAAGAGTTTTGCAAGCTATTAGATATCCCTCATGTACCAATCATTGATAAAGCCTTTACAATGGTTGTGGATGTAGATAAGCTATTGGATATGGCTGAAGGAGACGGAATGAAAAAAGGCGTGAAACGTGAAGGGTTAGTATTTAAACATAATTCATCAAGCTTTAGCTTCAAAGCGATTTCTAATAGCTATCTGTTGAAGGAGAAATAATGAGCAACAAAACTTATATACCACTAACACCTGAAGATTGGGAAGCTCAAGGATATGAACGTTTCAAATCAACTATTAAACCTCATGTAGCTTTTGGGTTACAGAAGCGTTTTGATGACGAGACTGGTAAGAAATATTTTATCACTGTTTGGGTATACGATCATGAAGATGAATATCATAGAGAATTCATGAGTATAGCCCAAATGGAAGGACAGCGCCTCTCGTTACGGTTTTCAGCCTGAAGTTCAGTTTACTCGCAATGATACCCCTTTTGATATATCTTTGCATTTCAGTAATAGTGATAAATGGGGTGTAACACCTATTGCGTATGTTGAGGGATTCTTTGAGAAGATGTGGCGAGACATGGATTGTGACTATTATGAAGCATGGGAGGTGTAAATGAGCAACGAAATTAAAGTGTATTTAACAATTGAAACAGATGAAGATTACATGCGTTTCTATCCTGCGTTTGAGAAGATTCTAGTTGGCATGCTAAAAGCTACAATTGAGGATAATATGAACTATAAGATTATAGATTTGGAGGTTAAATAATGAGCGTCAACACACGAGCAGTAATTGTTGTAGGGTATAAATATGATGAAATTCATGAATTGTATACAAAATGGGGAGAATCAACAGATGCAGGAAATTGCCATTTCTATGAGTGGTGTGAAGATAATAAGCTAGAGATCATTAGTCCATATTATGATGCAAGTTATAATGATTGCTTATTTGGAATTATGTTATTTTCTACCGACGATTCCCAATTTGGATATTTAAATGTAGATCAATTACCTATTATTGATGTTGAACAAGAATTGATAGATAAGTTTGGTGAAGCACCAAGTGTATTCTTATCACCGCATGTGAGTTAATCTAAATATACATACAATAAAGGAGAGGGTATGAATCGACAACAAGAAATTAAAGTAGAATTCATTGATAAGATGGGTAGCGATAAACGTATTTGTAATGCTGCCCGTGTAAGTTTTGCTAAATGGGATGATTCTGAAGAAATTACAGAAGCGGATAAAGGATTGCTGAAGTATTTGGCAACTGGACTACCAAAATCAGAGCGTGATGATTGGGAAAAACGAGCAAAGGCTCATACCCATTTTACACCTTTTGCGCATGCGACATTATCTATCCGTGTTACTGTTCCAGTGTTCACAGCACGTCAACTACATAAACACGTTGTAGGGCTTGTTATTAATGAAGAGTCACGGCGATATATTGTTACGGATGTAGGTCTATTTATCCCAGAGAGCATCCATAAAGCCCCAGCACATGCAAAGCAAGGTGCAAGTGATGAATTGCATACATCTGTAATTGAATTTAATGGTGAAAATAAAACAGCATTAGAGTTGATTGACAAATACTGCAACACTCAGGTAGACTTGTATGAGACTCTTGTTGAATATGGAGTAGCCCCTGAAGAGGCTCGAATTGTTCTACCATTGAACATGATGGTTAGCTGGATTTGGACAGGTAGCTTGCTGGCTTTCAATCGAGTGTATCAACAACGTATTGATAGTCATGCTCAAAAGACTGGTACGCAAGAGTTTGCTGAAAAACTAGGAGGTATTCTGTACGAACACTTCCCTTATGCTATGGAAGCATTGAACAGTTAAGGAGAAACAATGATTATTAAAAGCCCAATGAATGCTATGCACAATGTAACAAATGCTTACCAAATGGAATCAACCAAGGTATTGTGTGTATGCTCTGCAGGTAGCCTCCGTTCACCAACTTGTGCCACTATCCTGCAAAATAAATACGGGTATAACACAAGGGCTGCAGGAATCAGTGATTATGCTTTGATTCCTGTAAGTACAGCCCTTCTCATGTGGGCAGATGAAATCGTTTGTGTAGAACCAGATGTAACAGAACAGTTACTTTACGAGGTTGAGCGGCTAGTTAAACAAGATTTGTGGACACAGGATGATTATGACGAAGTGAAGGGCAAGATAATTACTTTGAACATCCCAGATATCTACGAACAAATGAACCCTACACTACAACGAATCATTACTGAACAATACGAGGAAGCAATTAATGAAAACTAATTTCAAGATCAATCTAGATAAATATTCAACACCAGCGACATTTGCAATTATTACATCACTATTTCTTTTAGCTCTATCTTTAATTGTAGGTTGGAGTGTATATTACTGGTATGTTGTGGCATATGGTTTTAATCATGTTATTTCACCAATCTTTAATGTTCCTCAAATCAGTATTTGGGTAGCTGGTGGCTTGTGTATTTTTGTGGGGACATTTCTGAGTGGTATTCGTCACAAATTAGGCTTGCTGCAGAAAACCAAATGGACATTCTTGCTGACGCCATTTATTTCACATTTCTTACTGTGGTTACTTGTTGGGTGAAAATGTTGACACAAAATCTGTAGCAGTATACAATAGCTCATTCGTTAATTCGTTTGAGCTATTTTTGTTTAAGGAGGGGCAATGAATACATGGTTTTTACTATTCTCAGGACAAAGTTGTGACGGTAGAGGTCAACCCACTTATACAACAAGAACAGAGGATGTTAAAATTGCTAAGAAGCATTACAAAGAATGTAAAGCTAATCCTTACAGTTTTGGTTATGTTGCAATTATCACTGATACGTCGTACACTAGAGCATCTGACAATACTGACTGGAGTTCATTATGACACGTATTAAACAACGATTGGGAGGGTAAATGGGTAATGTTGTAAGGAAAGAGCCTTGTCCTAAATGTAGAGAAATGGGTGGAGATAAATCAGGGGATAACTTAGTTATTTATGAGGATGAATCTGCCTATTGCTTTGCTTGTGGCCATACTATTTTAAGTGAAGAAGAAAAAGAACGGAGAGGACTAAACAATTATGTTTATGAGGAAACAAGTATGAGTGAACCATTAACGAAGGAACAAATCAAAGAAATCCGTGACACAACTGGAAATAAAGGTCAAAATAGTCGTGGTATTACAGATGAAACATTCCGTAAATATGGTGTACGATTTGAGTATGACGAAGAATCTGGAGAAGTGAGTAGTCACTTCTACCCTGTTACAACAAACTATGAAATTAGTGGATTCAAGATCAGGGAAATCCCTAAGAAATTTCGATCAGTAGGTCAGACCGGGAAAAGCTGTGATGCATTTGGTGAATGGATTTTCAAAGTAAGTAATAGCAAAACTGTAGTCATTGCTGCTGGTGAGTGCTTCAGAGGTGATACAGAAGTAATGACTGAAAAAGGCTTTATTCGGTTTGATGAATTACCTAAAGACGTGAAGGTTCTACAACTTCATGAGAACAAGACTGGTGAATTTGTAACTCCACTTGCTTATGTTGAAAAAGAGTATTCTGGTGATTTTATTGAATACGATGCTGCTAAATTTTCATTACATACCACACCTGACCACAACCTAGTGTATTGGAATAATAACGGATTGTTCGTAAAAAAGAAGGCAAAGGAAGCAGTTAGCGCAAAGCATTTTGTTCACCTTTCAGGAAAGGTAAATGGTGGTGGCACAGGACTCTCTAAAGATCAGATTGCACTAACTCTGGCAATTTGTGCTGATAGTAAATATGACGTTCGTAAAGACGGGTCAAAGTATGTTCACTTTGAGTTTATTAAAGAGCGCAAGATTTTAAGGTTGCGTGGAATTTTGGAAAGGTTAGGTATTACCTACACGTCCTACTTTAGTACAAGGGCGAATGGTAAGGTTTACACAACTTTTAATTTCAAAATGCCGTCATATATTACTGACAAACAAATACCTAAGAGTTGGGTGGCTAATGCAACGTTGTCCGAAAAAGATTTTATCCTAGAAGAACTCCGCTGGTGGGATGGTAACATGAACGGTGATGTTATTGAATTTAATAGCAAACACTACTCTGAGTGTTCTACAATTCAAGAACTATGTGTAACATCAGGACGTTATTCACGGATACGCAAACGCAGTAATAAACTAGGGACATGGTACGTTTGTTCTGTGTATGACAGGGAGTTGACTGGTTCAACTCAGGTAGCAAACAAAGTTACCAAATCTTTCACTGGTAAAGTTTACTGTGTTACTGTGCCAACAGGCATGATTCAAGTAAGGCACAATGGCAAGGTTGCAATTGTAGGTAACTGTGATACACTCTCTGCATATCAAATGCTAGAGAATTACCGTAAAGGACGCAACAGTGACTTTGAACCAACACCTGTTGTTTCATCTACAATTGGAGAAACAGGGAGTGACAAGCAGTTCCAGAAGCGTTACAACTGGCTCAATCGATTTGACAAGATTGTAATCTGTCCAGACCAAGACGAAGCAGGTAAGAAAGCAGTTGAAGCTCTAGTGAAGGTGTTACCGAAGAATAAAGTGTACGTCATGGAATTGCCAATGAAAGATAGTAATGACATGCTTACTTCGGGGAGGGAAAAGGAGTGGATTAATGCCTATTTTAAGGCAAAACAGTACACTCCGGCAGGTATTGTATCCAGCGAAGAATTGTATAAAGAAGTGGTGGAGCGTGCCAAGGTAAACAAACTACCTTTCCCACCAATGCTTGAAAAGGCAAACAAAGTTCTTGCTGGTGGCGTAAACTTTGGATATATTTGCAATATTATTGCAGGTAGTGGTAGTGGTAAATCAAGTTTAATTAACCAGTGTGTGAAATACTGGATGACTGATTTAGATATGAATGTTGGTGTTGTATCTCTTGAAGCAGAAGCAGGAGAATTTGCTGAGAATCTGTTAAGTCATGAAATGGGCAGGAAAATTGCTCTCATTAAGGATAAAGAAGAACGTATTAGCTTTGTAGAATCAGAAGAAGCTAAACAGGCTGCATACAATATGTTCCATCGTCCAGATGGAAGCAGTAGATTGTTCCTGCTAGATGATCGTGGTGATTTTTCAATGCTACAAGAAAAGATTGAAGAGTTGATTATTGCTTGTAATTGTAAGATCATTGTAATTGATGTAATTTCTGACATCCTAATGCCAATGCCTCTCGATGAAGTTGAAAAATGGATGGGTTGGACAAAGCGTATTGTAAAACAATACAATTGTATCTTTTTTCACGTGTCTCATGTTCGTAAAGCTGGTGGTGGGGAAAAGACTGCATCATCGGGGGCTTTCTTAACAGAGGAATCTACAATCGGTAGTGGTAGTCAGTTTCGCTCTGCTGGTGTTAATATTGCATTGCAACGAGATAAGAACAATGAAGATGAAGTAATTCGTAATACGACATCCGTACACATTCTAAAATCACGTGCAACTGGTTGGACAGGAAAGGCGTGTGAATTGTACTATGATTCAGAATCACACACACTGTGGGATAAGGACGAATATTTTAGCTCTCGTGGAGGTGTATTCCAATGAAACGATTGTTCCTAACAACAATTTTAGCTGTTGCACTGCTCCCTATTATCAGTTACAATGTTTACAAATATCGCAGCAAACAACGTAACGCTTTTGAACAACATTAAGGAGAATATCGTGACACAGATGAAAAAGGTATACATTAATATTACCAAATATGCAAATGAGCATAATTTATCTCTAGAGCAGGCGCACAATGAAATTCAACCTTTCTTGTTTAATCTTGGTTGTAATTGGGCATGCAAAGGTTATCACAATAAAGTTGTACTAACATATGCTGAGTATTTAGAGATGCATATGGAGAAAGATTGGGTAATTACACAGTGCTCAAGTGACTCCTTTACTGAATCAGATTATGACTATGAATGGGAGCTTAAACGTAAAGTCAATCTCAGCTATGTCCATCGTGCTATCACGTCTGCGAAGGAGTATGTAGAATTCAACGGTAAACAGTATGACAAGCAAAAACTTGAGCAGGCTTTGAAACTACTAGAAGATAGTGATGAAGCCTGAAAGGCAGTATTCAGAATGTAAGTATTGTGGGAAGCAACTTATAGCAATACGCAGTTGCTTCTGTTCCACTGAATGCGCTCAAAAGTGGTGGGCTAGGGCAAATTTGAAG